TGGTCTGCAAACGATTGATGGGTACACCACAATTGCTGGTGATCGTGTACTTGTAAGGAATCAGACAGCTACAGCAGACAATGGCATTTACATTGCTGATTCTGGTGTTTGGGCACGTTCTCCTGATGCAAACACTTACACGGAATTGTTGGCCGCTTATTTGTTTATTTTGGCTGGCACAACGTGGAAAGGCGCTTCGTTTGTTAACACTAACTCAACTGGTGGCACGTTAGGCGTTACACCTATCACGTTTGTACAGTTTTCAAACAACGCAACGTACACGGCTGGCACCGGTCTAACGCTATCTGGTTTTCAGTTCAGCATCACAAATACGGCTGTTACGGCGGGAACATTTGGCTCTGCAAGTAAATCACTGACAGCGGCTGTTAACGCGCAAGGTCAACTAACATCTTTGACGGCGCAAGACATTGCCATTGCAAATACTCAAGTTAGCGGCCTTGGCACAATGTCAACGCAGAATGCTAACAACGTTTCTATTAGCGGCGGTAGCATCTCAGGAACGCCTATTAGCGGCTCTACTGTCGGTGGCAGTACTATCACTGCTTCCACGCAGTTTAGCGGCCCTGCAACTGGTTTAACGGGTACTGCAGCGTCTTTGAGCATTGGTGGCAACGCAGCTACTGCAACAACTGCAACTACGGCAATAACTGCAACCACAACAACAAATATTGCTGGTGGCGCTGCTGGTTCTATTCCTTACCAAACAGGAGCAGGGGCTACAACGTTTCTAGGCACTGGAACAGGTGTTTTGATTGGTGGCACATCACCAAGTTATACAACTACACCTACGCTAACGGGTACAAACTTTAGCTCAATTCCTAATGGCGCATTGAGCAATTCAAGCGTTACGATTGGCAGCACTTCAATTTCTTTGGGTGGAACGGCTTCTATTGTTTCTGGCCTTACGCTTAGCGGCGCGATGATTAACAATTCGGCTCCGTATTTAACGTTTACATCAACAACGGCTCCAACTTACACATCTGGTCGTTTGTGGTATGACTCGACGCAAGATTCTTTATCGTTTAACAACGTAGTTACGAATAATGTTCTTCACATTGGTCAGGAAGTTCAACTTCGCGTATTGAATAGCACTGGTTCAACTATTGCTGCGGGAAATGTTGTTTATATAACATCTACCGCTAGTGGGCAGATTTACCCTAACGTTGCATTGGCAAAAGCTGACGCAATAGCAACATCCATTGTTGTAGGAATGGCAAGTCAAGCTATTCCAACGGGAACAGTTGGCTACGTTACTACGGCTGGAGTTGTGGGCGGCTTAAGCACTGGAACTTACGCAGTTGGTGATATTTTGTATCTCAGCCCGTATTCTGCTGGTCAGCTAATGAATGTTATTCCTCCTACGGGTTATCCCGTTAAAGTTGGTGTAATTTCCTATGCAAATACGCCAAACGGTCAGGTTTACATTAATCAAACCAATTTGTACAGTCAAGCGGCTAACATTTTTGGCGTGGTCGCTATTGCTAACGGCGGCACAAACAGCACTGCTACTCCTACGGCTGGTGGTGCTGGGTATGGCACTGGAACAGCTCATGCTTACACAGCGGCTGGGACTGCTGGACAAGTGCTAACGTCAAATGGTGCTGGCGCTCCTACATGGGCTACGGCATCATCATTTCCAACAGTAACCGATGACACTACAACAAATGCTGTTCGTTATCCTCTGTTTGCTTCTGTTACTAGCGGTAATTTGACAACAACTTACGCCAGTTCAACAAAGCTAAAATACAATCCGTCAACGGGTGCGCTTACGGCAAACCAGCTAATCATTGCTCCTTAAAAGGTAAATCATGGGTCAACTTACATTTCAAGCAACATTAGGCGGCTCAACAAGTCTTGTCGGCCCCAATGTTGCCGCTACAAATAACTTTACCCTTCCGTCTGCGGATGGGTCGGCCAATAACGTTTTAGCAACGAACGGAAGCGGCGTTCTTGCGTTTACTGGCGCTCCTACGGTTGCGCTAACAAATGCAACTGGCTTGCCTTTAACTACGGGTATAACTGGTATATTGCCTGTTGCAAATGGCGGTACTGGTTTGGCAACTACACCCACAAACGGTCAATTAAATATTGGAAATGGAACTGGGTTTACTCGCGCTACATTAACGGCTGGTTCTGGCGTTACTATTACTAATGGTTCTGGTGCAATTACAATTTCCTCAAGTAGCGGTTCTACTCCTATTGGAACTGACGTATCATTTACAGATTTTCAATTAACATTACCAACAACATTATCTACTGCCGCTGCATATGATGTGCAATGTATTGCCCTTGATGCAACAAAAGAAATATTGTTATTGCAAGGTGATACAAGTTTACAGGCGGTTGTTTATGATAGTAGCACTAATACATTCGGATCAATAGTATTGGTAAGAAACGCAGTCTTTTCATCAAAAGCCTCTGTTGCTGGAATTAATATTTCATCTTCTGCTATTTTAGTTTCTTCATTAGAATTAAATACTACAGCACTTTCTACAGTTGTTTTATCAGTAAGTGGAACTGTAATTACTGTAAATACCGCAGTTGCAACAACATTAGCAGGAGTATCTAGTTTGGTTCCTGCAAACACTAGATATGTATTGGTTGGGTCTTCATATGTTTTAAATTATTCTGATGGTGCAACTGGTCAGCAACGGTTTAGAGCGGTTACAGTTAGTGGTACAACGCCGACAATTGGATCAGAATTAGCGTATGCTGGAGGAACTGGACAACATCATTCATATGCTTACAACAGCACTACATTATTAGCATTAAGTTGTGCTCCATCAATTTATGCTTATCCAATTACAGTAAGCGGTACTACATTGACAGGTGGCACAGCAGCCTCTGTTTCAACACCACAAGGAACATTTTTTTCCGGTGTTTTAAGCACAGGAAGAATTGCAATAGTATATGCAGACGCCTCAACAACCGCCGTAGCCGGTGCGGTTATTTCTGTAACTGGTTCGGTGGCAACTATTTCTGTTGCAGCAACAACGCTTACGTTTGGATCATATGGTCCTGCAATGCAAGTTTTTGGGAATCAAGCTGTTATTGTTGCGGGAAGAGTAGTGGGCGATCAAATTAGTGTGCTAACTGATACCGCAGGAGCTGCAACAGTTGGTGCGCCAATTGGTTTAAATGAAAATAGTCAAATGACTGGATTTTTAAATACTGGCAAAGTATTTATGACAAGTACAGTTACTGGAACTGCAATATATTCTCAATATGGAATTTCAGGTAACGTAATAGTTTTAGAAAAAACATTTCCAAATTCAATAAATTCAACATTTACTGGAACTGCTTTAGCAAATATTCCGTATATCGCACCTCTTTCTGGCCCTCCAAATTCATCAAGTTCTGTTAATCAAATTAGTATAAGACTTTCATCTGGAAAATATTCACAAGCACAATCAACAACAAATGGAACTTTGTTTACATTAAGTTTTGATGGTAACTATCCGGCTAGAGTTCAGCAATCGGCTAATTTTGGAACATCGGCGACTACAGATGCTTTATTTCCATCGGTAGCATGGGGATTGAAATATATTCAAAAAACAAGTGGAACAGGCGCAACAATTAGAAGGATGCAATTGTCATGAAAAAAATTACAGTATTTGGTAAAAATTATGGCCCTTATGAAACGGTTGAAATTCTTGAAGACCGTTACCGCGTAAATGGTTCTGCTGAATTGCCTTTTACGGTAATTGGTGAGGGTACGATTGATGATGTAGTTGAGGGAGATTTTCCAGCAACATCAAATACACCAACAGAAGAACAAACAGCAGATCAGGCTTTTGTTGTACGCACTGACCGTAATCAGCGTTTAAGCAATTGTGATTGGACGCAGCTTATAGATAGCACTGCGGACAAAGCTGCATGGGCTACTTATCGTGCTGCATTGCGCGACATTACAAAGGCAAATGGTTTTCCTTGGACAATGGTTTGGCCTACTCAGCCATGACAATTGTCTGGAAAATTTTAAACATTTTTGCGGACAATGGTGTTATTACAGAAGCTAAATATTTTGTAAAAGCAACAGATGAAGCAAATTTTGTAGAAACCGAAGGCAACTGGCATTTCGATAAGTTCACTTGCAATACGCCATTTGCCGATGTGACCGAAAAAATGGTCATTGAGTGGATTAAAACGGGCGCTATGAGAGATGGCCGGAATGTAATAGAATCACGCCTAGAAGAACAATTGGCGCTTTTAAATAAGTCGAATTCTGTTGCGTCTCCTTGGAAACCGCCTGTGTTTACATTGGAAATTTAACATGACAACGCCAATTGACATTATCAGCAGAGCATTGAAAGACATTGGTGCATTGGAGTCGGGCGAAACCCCAACGCCAGATGCAGCGCAAGATGCTTTTGACATGCTCAATGATTTGGTAGATCAATGGTCTAACGAACAGATGATGGTCTTTTACAAGACTGAAATCATTTTCCCTGTTGTTTCGGGTCAGACGCAGTACACGATTGGCCCCGGTGGTCAAATCGGCGCTAACTTTGTCGGCTCTATTTCTGGCACTACGCTAACCGTAACGTCAATCACTTCAGGCGCTATTGCTCTTGGTCAAACAATTACCGGAACTGGTGTCTCTGCCGGAACAACGATTGTTGCCTTTAAATCGGGCGCTGGTGGCAATATCAATGAAGCTGGGACATACACAGTAAACATCAATCAAACGGTTGCCAGCACTGCTATATCGGCCTTCTATCAACGTCCGCTGTCAATCAACGGTGCGTTTGTTCGTGTCAACACAAATAGCAATGGTCAACCTATTGCTAACGGCGGTTTGGACTATCCTGTTTCGATTCTAAACGTTGACGATTACGCCATGATTGGCTTGAAAACGCTGAACGGCCCTTGGCCCAAAGCTGTTTACTATCAACCTTCGGAGATTTTAGGCAACATTTTTGTTTGGCCTAATCCAGCGCAAGGCGAATTGCATCTGTTTACGGACACAATCTTTTCGCGCTACGGCACACTGTTTGATTCAATCAGCTTGCCACAAGGCTATGTAATGGCGCTACGTTGGAATCTTGCAGAACGCTTGATGCCGATGTATGGCAAGGCTTCACCAACGCAAATCAGTTTGATTCATAAGTTTGCGACAGAAGGCAAAGCTACTGTTAAACGCACAAACATGAAGCCGCCGATGGTTGCACGGTACGCCGATGCGCTGCTGGTTGGTCGGCAAAAAGATGCTGGTTGGATACTCGGAGGGGGTTTCTTCAGGTGACATATTCCGGTATAATTTGGTTGTACTTTAAAGGAATCAACCATGTATACCAAAGACGAAGCAATTGAAAGAAAACGCGCAAGAGACAATGAGGCTTACAGACTAAAAGTAGGTCGTAAAGTTGGGAATGCAGGACGCCCTGCCAACACTCCAGATGTTCTTTGGAGCAAGGTAGATAAAAAAAGTGAAAACGAATGTTGGAACTGGAACGGGTACAAAAATGAGCAAGGTTATGGTCGGACATGGATTGATGGCTCTGGGTATTACGCCCATCGAGTCATTTTTAATCTTGCCTGTCCAAATATCATTACGCTTTCTGCACCAAAAGATACAGATGAATCAGGCTTTCTTTTGCACACTTGCGACAATCCTTCTTGTTGCAATCCAAAGCATTTGTTTGTTGGGACTCATGCCGATAACATGGCTGACAAAGCTGCAAAAGGTAGGACGCCTGACTTTAGCGGAGACAAAGGGCCAAGAGCTAAACTTTCAATGGTTCAAGCGCGTGAAATTCGTCGGTTGCGGAAAACTGGTATTTCAGCAAAAGAACTTTCTAAAATTTATGAACTCAGTCTGCCATCAATTAAAACATTGCTGCGTGGTGACTCCTACAAGGAATAATCATGCCTGACTTCGGTTTTGTGGGGCCGTCTTACGAATCTCCAAGCATTTATCAAGAGGCACAAGAGTGCATCAACTTTTTCCCTGAAATTGATCCGCTTAAACAGCCGAACAATCGCGGGGTAGTTGCACTGTATCCAACACCGGGTCTAACAATCCACGCAGTGTTACCGAATAAACAAGAGGTTCGGGGCTTGTACACCGTATCCGGTGGCGCTCAAATGATTGCCGTGTGTGGGCCTTACGTTTACGCGCTTACATCGGATTTAGTTCCTAACGTTATTGGGGTTTTAAACTCTACTACTGGTCGTGTTGGCATTGCTGACAACGGTGTTAACGTCAATATTGTTGATGGCGCTTACCGCTACTCATGGCGCATTTCAAGCCCTGCTAACGCGGTTTTTACTGGCTCTGTGTCTGGGACTGTTCTTACGGTTACTGGCGTTAGTACGGGAACGATTACAGCCGGTCAATCTTTGTTAGGGCTTGGTGTTGCGCGTGAAACCGTTATCACTTCGCTAGGCACTGGCACTGGTGGCGCTGGAACTTACAACATCAATTTATCGCAGACGCTTACGCCACGCGCTCTAAATTCGTCAGTTGTTGGCGCTCAAGTTACGGGTTCAATTTCAGCAACAACGCTAACAGTCACAGCGGTTACAAGCGGCGTTATTTCCGTAGGTCATACGATACAAGGCGCTGGCATTACGGCTGGCACTATTGTTACGGCCATCCTTACGGGTACTGGTGGTGTTGGCACTTATACGGTTAATGTCTCGCAAACCGTAGCATCTGAAACGATGTATGCAATTGCTTTTAGCGTGTTGCCAAATACAGACGGTGCATTTAGTGGTGGGACGGCTATTTACACGGTAGACAATTATTTTGTTTACAACAATCCCGGCACGCAGCAATGGGGTTCAAGTGATTTGCTTTCTCCTTTGTCGAAGCCAACAAGCTATGCGTTTAAGGATGCAACGCCAGACAAGCTAGTTACGCTAATCGTTGACCATCGTGAAATTTATTTGATGGGCGAGGCATCATCTGAAGTGTGGACAGATGTTGGCGCGGTTCCGTTTCCTTTTCAGCGGATACCGGGTACTACTACGCAGCATGGCGTTGCGGCTAAATTCTCTATTTCGCGGGTTGATAACTCATTTGCTTACGTTTCCCGCAATTCCCGTGGTCAAGCGCAAATCATGCAAATGGTTGGCTATGTGCCACAACGAATTTCAACTCATGCTGTAGAAAATTCTATTGCTCAAAAGTACATAGATGATGCTGTTGCTTGGACGTATCAGCTTGAAGGCCATGAAGTTTATGTAGTTACGTTTCCATCTATCGAGATTACGTGGGCTTATGACGCAACTACAAAGATGTGGCACAAATGGTTGTACACAGAAGATAGTGGGAAATTTACGCGGCATCGCGGCGAATGTCTTGCGCTATTCCAAGGTTTAGTTCTTGTTGGCGACTATCAAAACGGCAAAATCTACGAAGTTGACAAGAAAAATTACACGGATGACGGGCAAACAATTCGCCGATTGCGCCGCGCTCCGCATTTAATTACTGATATGCAGCGTCAGTATTTTGACGAATTGCAGATTCAATTCCAGCCCGGTGTTGGAACTACAGGATTGTCCGTAAATCTTGGCGTTACACCTTTGCCAAGTACCTACATTATTTATCCAAATGATACATTTTCGATTGGTGCATCTGAAGTTTTTGTTATTGGTGTTTCGGGAGTTCCTGTACAAACTTTGCCACTTACAACAACTAATCCACAGGCGATGCTTCGGTGGTCTAATGACGGTGGCTCTACTTGGTCGCGTGAACATTGGGCGTCTATTGGTCAACTTGGCAAATACAAAAATCGTGCGATATGGCGCAGACTTGGCACAGCGCGTGACCGTGTGTATGAAGTGTCTGTTTCTGATCCGGTAAACATGGTGATTGTTTCAGCAAACCTTAAATCATCCGCAGGGGAAAACTGATGGCTACGAATGGTTTATCCAATACGCAACAGTTAAATCCTTATCCGCAATCGGTGTTTTTGGATAACAACACAAACAGGCCTGCAAGGGCTTGGCAACAGTTTTTCTTGAATTTGCTTAACTTTAGCTCATCAACAACAGCTACTTCAGGTGCTGGGACACTGCCATCTCAGCCAGTAGGGTTTATGAACGTAACAATAAATGGACAAAATTTTAAGGTTCCTTATTACAATATCTAGATGATTACTTTTCAAAAAGAGCCTCCTTTCCCTTTTGCGGATGAGGCGATGACACTTTTTAAAGAACATTACGATGAAATTGCAGAGCGAACGGATGTAATCGAACTTGATCCAGATTACGAAAGATATCAAAAGCTGTATGACATGGGCATCTTGGAGATTCATACAGCACGAGAAGACGGAAAATTGATTGGATACAGTTTATGGATGATTGTGAATCACATTCATTACAAGAAAAGCATTACGGCTTCGTCGGACGTTTTATACATTCACCCTAAAAGCCGCAAAGGTTTGTTAGGGTACAAGTTTATAAAATGGACAACGGAGCAGATTAAAGAAAGAAAGCCGCAGAGGATTCTGTTTCACATGAAGCCATTTTTAGACTATGGGCATTTGCTTGAAAGAATGGGCGGCAAGTATTTTGAGAAAACATATTCGATAGTATTGGAGTAATCATGGGAATCACCGCAACGTTTGAGGCACTTGGTACATGGCTGGCAGAAGACGCCGTAGCTACTGTTGTAGCCGACACAATTGGCGGCGCAGTTGTTGATGCTGCTACGCTTGCTGAAGGCTTTGGCGGTCTTGGTGCTATTGGTGTTGGTGGAGAAGCTGGTTTAGCAGGACTAGAAGCGGCTACGGTGGCCGCTGGTGCTGGTGCTGCGGCTCTTGATGTTGCTGGTGGTGCTGCGGCTGATACTGGCTCATCTTTGTATAGCCTTTCTGGCGGCCCCGGTGCTGGTGGCGGCTTGGTTGCTCCTGCTGGTGGTGGTACTGGCCTTGGTTCTCTTGCGGATATGGGTGGCGCTGGCGGCTTAAACGCTGCGGCTGGTGGAACAAGTCTTGAATCTATGGGCGGGGCGTCTGGATTGCTTGCCCCTGCTGCTGCTGGTGGTGCTGGCGTTGTTGGTGCTAATGGCCTTTCTACTGGCGTTGGTGCTGGTCTTACGGGAACGCTTGGGTCGTCCCTTGCCGGAATTCCTTCGGCATTAACGGGAACAGTTGCTGATGCAGTAGCAAACGGAACAACAGTTCCGGGTGGTGGAACGGGTTTAGGTTCTTTGCTAACACCTACAAATGCGGTAATCGGTTCTGGTCTGTTAGGCGCTGGAACTGGCGTATTGAAAAGCAACGCTATTAGTGATGCTCAAGCGCAACAAGCGGCAGCGGCAGCGGCTTCGCAAGGTGTATTGAATAGCACATACAACAAGTCAATGGGCTTTCAAGTTCCATATCAAGCGGCTGGTGCTAATGCGATAAATCAAATCGGTGCTATGGGTACTGGTAATTACACGCAATATGATATGAATGGCAATCCTACCGGCACGGGTACTGGTAGCGGTTATTTGCAGCATCAATTCAATAAAGATGATTTAGCCGCTGGGCTTGCTCCTAACTATGACTTCATGTTGCAGCAAGGGCAAAATATTAACCAGCGTGCAGCAAACGTAGGCGGTGGTGCATTAAGTGGAAATACTTTGCAAGGCTTGCAAAACTACACGCAAAACTATGCTGGAAATGCTTATCAAAACGCATTTACTAATTATCAAGCACAACGTCAAAATATTTACGGCAATTTGGCAGGAATTGCGGGTATTGGACAAGCGGCAAATGCTGGCGCCGTGGGTGCAGCTAACAACTACGCAACTAATACCACAAATTTGACTACTGGTTTGGCTCAAGCAAATGCAGCGGCAACAATTGGTCAAGCACAAAACACTGGAAACACCATTTCAAATCTTGGTAACACAGCAGTTTTGGCAAGCCTTTTGAATCAAAATAATACAGTTACTGCATAAGGACAAACATGGCGACCTTTTTTACTGATTATTCGCAGCCGCAAGCGCAGACTTCATTGTCTGACATGATTAATACAGCGCGTGGCGCTCAAGCGTATCAACAGTCGCAGCAAATGAACCCGCTGGCGGTTCAACGCGCTACGGCTGAAACACAAACAGCACAACAGGGCGCTGCTACTGGTGCTATGGAACTGCAAAAAGCACAGCAAGCCAATCAAGAACGATTAAAAATGATGGAGTTTATGAAAACTCCTGATAACTATCAAACAAATGGCCGCGTTGATATTGATAAACTAAATAAAAGTATTCCAAGCATTGCGCCAATGACCGGCCATGCTTACATTGACAACATAACAAAATTAGGTCAAGCACAATCACAAGCTGAAAGTGCATCAACTAAACTAACAACCGAACAACGTCAATTATTTGGGCCAGCATTAATAGCATTGTCAAATGCAAAAGTTGCCGACCCAAAAATTTATGATTCAATGTTGGATCATGTTACAGAACAATATCCCGGCAATAAGCACGTTTCTGATTTAGCTCAATCGTACAAAAAAATGCTAAAAATGGCGTCTCCAAGTGGCGCAGCAAATCCAGCATTAATACAGTTGGCGGGAATGGCTGGTACTTCATTGTTGTCTGGTGAACAAGTGCAAGCAGCAACAGCACCTAAAGCGGCATTGACTGATGTAGGGGGTCAACCAACTACATCTATTATTCAGCCAAGTATTGCGGGTTCACAGCCAACAATTACCGTTGGTACGCCCGGTGGAATGCAGCCTACTTTGTCGCCAATTACCGGCGCTGATATGGGTGCAACTTTTAATCCTAGTGCTGCTGAACCATTGGCTCATCCTGTAAGGAATGCTAATCAACCTTATCGGGCCGACCCATCTGAAGCAATTGATACGGCTGCGGGTGCTAAATTGCGTCAAGATTTGTTAGGTCATTTAAACAATACTGCGGAAATTAATCGGAATCTTGGTGAAAGTTTTTCTGCTATTGCAAAACTTACGCCTGACGCTTGGTATCGTTCTGGTGTTGCTGGTTCAGTTGTTCGTAATTTAAGTAATTTGGTTGGAAGTTCAGATTACCAACAACTTTCTAAAGATTTGGCAAATGTACAGCTTTCGCAATTAGCGGCGCAAGGTGGTTCTATGCAAACTGATGCAGCTAAATCTTTGCAAGGTAAAGCTAACGGTTCTGAAACTTACAATCCTGATGTTCTTTTGAATATTATGAAGCGCACGGCTTCAAAGCAAACAGAATTGCAATTGCAAGCTCCTGCTGCACAATTAGCAGCGCAAAGATTTGGCGACAATAACGCAGCTAAGTTCCAAAAAGAATGGTCTAAAAACGCTGATTCAAAAGTGTTTGAAGCAATGAACATTAATGATGCCATTCAAAATCCAGCAGAAAAGAAAAAAGCCATTGATGAATTGCTAGGGCGTGACCCAAAAGCACGGGCTTTGTTCTTGAAAAAATACGATAACATCAACAAGCTAATTCAAACCGGAAGCCTGTAATGGATGATCTACGTTCTTTGATTGCTGGAGACGAACCGGCGCAAGCGACAGCGGCAAGATCAATGCCGTCAATGAAAAAAACGGCTGGTCGTGGCGACCCAACAAAAGAGCAGATTTTTGGTAGAAATGATTTAGCGGATTACATTCAGCAAGCACAAACGGATTTGCGCGATGCAATCCCCGGTTCTGAAATGCACCAAAGATTGACCCGCGACATTGCTGCTGCTGGAAAAGCATTTGGGCAAATGGGCGGTCAACCACAATCTGTTAAACCACAATCTGTTCAACCACAAGCGGTTCAGGCACAAGCCATACAGCCTCAACAAGACGCACAGCCTTCTAACGACCCTTTGCGCGAATTAATTGGCGGGGTTGATGCTGGCGCACCAGAAACAATCGGTGGTGGCCGTGGCGGTCAAGGGGGGGCCACAGCAGCGCAGCGCAATGAAATCCGACCGCGTAATCTGGTACAACAAGCATTGCAGGGGGCGTTTGATTTACGGAAACAAGCACCGGGCTTTATTACTTCCGCGCTGGATGTAGTCGGTAACATTCCTTCGGCAGTCGCTGGAACTGTTGGTTACGGCGCTGGACGTTTGTTTGGCCTTACACCAGAAGAAGCCAGCGCATCGGCTGGTAAGGTTAGCGGTGCGTTGCACAATCCAATTGGTCGGATGACCGGAATGGCTGAAACGCCAGAATATCAAAACGCTGCACCAACTCAAATTAATGAAGCTATTGGCTCAATGATTGGAAAAGGCGCGGAAGCTGTCGGCCAAAGATACGGCATAAACCCTACAGACATTGAACAAGGTGTATCGGCTGCAATGATGGCCGCACCATTTGCAAAGGCTCCGATTGGTCGTGGCGTTAACGCTGTCAAAGCTGCATTGCCAGAATACACCACTCAGATTGCTGGTGTAGCGCCAGAAGTTGCGGCACAAGGTGCTATGGGTCAAAGCGTGGGCGCTGCGGCAGCTTCTAATGCGACAAAGATGCAAGAGCTAATGAGTCGTGCAAGCCCTGAAATTCAAGCCGCAGTTAAAAAAGTTTCAAAACAAGGCCAAATTGATGAGGCTGGTTTAAAAGCGTTGGAAAACCATGTAAATTTTGAAGAATTTGGCATGAAACCTACGGCTGGTGAAGCTACGCAAAATGTTGCTAAACTGTCCGAAGAATATAACTCTGTTAAATCTGACCCTGAAATTGCGCTTCGACTTCAAGAGCGTGACCCTAAGTTAATTGAAGGCTTTAACAAGATTAAAGAAGAATACGCCCCTGAAGCCTATGCTCCTACACAATCAGAAAGAGCAAGTGCCCCTCTTGATACGTTAAAAAACAAATATGTAAATCGTGAAAGCAATATTCGCACAGCTTATCAAACTTTAGAAGATTTAAACGGTGGAGTTTTTCCAGTTGATGCTAAAACTTTTTCAGAAAATGCAATAGCTCAATTAAAGAAAAAAAATGTATACGGCGCAACTCCAAAAGTTTTATTAGATTTGTTGGAAAAATATGCAAAAGAACCAATGGATTTTAATGGTTGGGATAGTGCGCGTTCTGTAGCGGCAGAAGAAATGAGAAAAGGCGGAAATGAGGCAAAAACTGGTTACATTGTTCGCAAGGCTTTAGAAGATATACCCATGACCGGCGAAGCTGCAACTGTTTTAAGACCTGCCGCAGATCATGCAAGAAGTTTAGCAAAAGAACAAAAAGATTTGTTAAATCCTAAAAGTGAAAAGTACAACGCAGCATATACGGCGGCGGCAAGTGATACACGGTCAGCCGCTGAAATTGCATTAGGTGTGCCACATCCAGCATCTGCTAACTTTTTTGAAAAGCACGTTATTGGTAAAGGCGCATCTGAAATGCAGTTGCGCCGAACTCTTGATGAGCTTGCAGGAAATGAAGCTGCTATTCATGAATTACGCGCTGGTACTATTCATGAAGCAAAAACAAAATCTGGTATCAAAGATGATAAAGGCTCTGTTTCACAAGATGCTTTAAATAAATTTGTTAGTGAACAAGGAAACAAACTTGACGTTGCACTTGGTGCAGATGCCGCTGCAAAACTTCGCCGATTGAGCGATGTTGCAACCAAGTCGGAACACGTTCGCAAAGGGGGCTATGCAAACGTAAGCAAAACAGCAATAGCGCAAACACCAAGCCCAATAAAATCGGCTGCAAAAGAGATCGGTACGGATTTAGCAACTCTTGCACTTACAACGTCATCACCTATGGCGGGTGCAGCCCTTGCGCTTTCAAAGCCATTCTTTAAGAAACGTGCAGAAGCAAAAGCATTGAAAGAGTTAGAGGCAGAGCAAGCCGCCAAATCACAAGAAACATTAGCGCCGGGTGCAGGGATTACATACACTCCGTTATCGAAAATTGGTAAATAAGGAATAAAAATGGCAGTTAATCTATCCCCTATCGGTAATGGCTTTCAATTTTTTTCTATTACGGGTATTCCCTTAGCCGGTGGTTATTTAACAACATATCTTGCAGGGACTACAACACCTTCAGCAACTTACGTTGATATTGCTGGAATTACGCAAAATACAAACCCTATCCAGCTTGGTACGGATGGCCGTCCTCCGCAGGAAATTTGGCTTTCAGCAGGAGTAAATTACAAATTTGTTTTATCTGATGCGTTTGCTAACGTGATTCAAACGTACGATAACTTGTACGGCATCATCGGAACAACTCCAAGCGTTAGCGCAGTGCCTAGCGGAGCGATTATTATGTGGGGTGGGTCTATCGCTTCCGTCCCAACTGGTTACAATTTGTGTAACGGTCAAAACGGGACGACTAATCTTCAAGACTATTTTGTTGTTGGCTCTGGAAATAGTTTTGCTGTTGGTGCTACAGGTGGATTTACAAGTTCGGTTACGTCTAGCGTTGGCACTAATCTTCCGCTGTACTATTCCCTTGCGTTTATTCAGAAGACATAAATTTTTATTGGATTCTTATGAACTCAGATGAGCGCAGCCAACTTATTAAAGAAATTACCACAGCTTTTGCAGTTCATGCGCCAGTATTAACGGATGAAGAACAACGCTGGGTTCAAATGGCAATCAAAAAAGAAGCACAATCAATAGCGTTTCGTAATGCTGTTATTGAGAAATCAATTATTGGTTTGCTGGCAATGTTTGGCGCTGGCGTTTTTTATGTTTTTGTTGATTTTTTAAAGAATCACGGGTTTAAATGATTGACCTAACACAAAATGACATTCGCAAGGTGCTGCACTATTACCCGGAAACTGGCGAAATACGTTGGCGGTTTGGTAACGGGCGAAATGTACAGCCGTGGCAACTTGCCGGGAACATTAATGGGCATGGGCATAGGGTCATAAAAATTAATGGAAAGTCTATGCTGTCGCATCGGCTTATTTGGCTGTATGTTTATGGGCATTTCCCAAATAATGTTATTGACCATAAAAACCGAATTGCTGACGACAATAGACTGTGTAATTTACGGGACGTATTACAGACAGACAATGCACAAAATATTGGTTTGCCCCGCCATAACAAAAGCGGACACCTTGGCGTGTCATGGTTAAAAACCCGTAAAAGTTGGACTGTTTACATTAAGGTAAATGGGAAGAATAAATGGCTTGGTTGTCATAAAGACTTGAAGCAGGCTATTGCCGCACGGAAAGCGGGTGAACGTGCTTATTACAACTTGCCCCAAGAGGTGTAATCTTGGATCCCTTTACCGCACTAGCAGCAGTTAACACTGCTATAAAACTTGTCAAGACTACGGTTAAAACCGTACAGAATCTTGAAAGTTTGGGGCCGTGCCTTGGTCAGTTTTTTAGTGCTAAAGCTGAAGCAATTGAAGTAGTTAAAAAAGGTGGATTTTCAGGTTCTGCAATGGGTAAGGCATTGGAGCTAGAACTTGCAATTGAGCAAGCCCGTTCTTTTGAAGAAGAAGTAAAAATGCTGTTTTTCCAAAGTAATAAAATGGAAATATGGCAGAAGATTGTTGCGCGTGCTAATAAGATGACTAGCGACCAGATTCAATCTGATAAACGCGAACGTGAAGCCAAGAAACGCCGTAAAGCAGAAATTGATGAATTACTAACAATCATTTTAATTATGGTTGTTACCGTTATTGTTCTTGGTACAGTCGGTTGGTTTGTGTGGGAAGCTATGCAACGCTGCAACGGCGCTTGCGGCTATAACCGTTAAGGAGCTACTATGGATTGGCTAAAAATGATCGCCCCGACCCTCGCTACGGCGATTGGGGGGCCTTTTGGCGCTATGGCGTATGGGGTAGTGGCAAAAGTCATGAATATCACGCCAGAAGACGCGCAAAAGACAATTGAAACTGGCAAGCTAACTTCTGAACAAATTGCTGCTGTTCAACTAGCAGAGGTTGAACTAAAAGCACGGGCGCAAGAACTAGGCTTGGACTTCGCCAAGGTCGCTGCTGATGACCGCAAATCAGCGCGTGAGATGCAAGCTACTACTCGCAGCTTTATGCCGCCAGTATTAGGGCTAATGATTACGGTGGGATTTTTTGGAATCCTTGGTGGTTTGATGTTTGGCATTGTTAAAACAAGTGATGCGCTTATGCTAATGCTTGGTAGTCTTGGAACTGCATGGACAGGCATCGTTGCGTTTTATTTTGGTAGCAGTGCTGGTTCACAAGCCAAAGACGACCTACTCCACAAATCTAGCCCACAAACATGAAATCTAATTTTGACAAAGCTATTACCGCATTGCTTATTAGTGAGGGGGGTTTTGTTAATAATGCAAAAGACCCCGGTGGGATAACCAATCTTGGCGTAACAAAAACAGTATGGGAAGGATGGACGGGCCATGATGCTACTGAAACCACTATGCGTAATCTTTCAACATCTGACGTTACACCTCTTTACCGCAAAAAGTATTGGGATGCTGTACAAGGTGATAACCTTCCCTCTGGTCTTGATTATTGCGTTTTTGATACTGCCGTTAATTCTGGCGCTGGACGTTCTATTAAACTTCTTCAGCGATCAATTGGAGTAACAGAAGATGGCGCTATTGGCCCTAATACTCTTGCTGCTATTTTGGTTGCAAATGTGGAGCAATTGATAGACAAATATTGCGCGGCGCGTCAGGATTTTTTGCAATCTTTATCAACATTTGATACATTTGGCAGAGGCTGGACGCGCAGAGTTTCAGAAGTTAATTTAAAAGCGAAAGAAATGATATGACTAAATTTACCGTTACCCGTGAAAAACCGTCTAAAAAAGAAGACAAAGATTACGAAATAATTCGTGAGTACAAGCGCGAACGTGAACACGTTATGAAGCTAGAAAAAGAACTTAAAGCGCATGAAAAAACCGATATTACGCACGTGCATCCAAGGCATCCACCGAG